ATCGAATTCTAACAGCCGAGCAAGGCAAAAAAAATTTAATTATGGCAAAGATACACATTTTGCAAAGACTTGTTAATACCAAAATTAACAGCGATAAGTCGAAAGAAATTTTAGGGACTATTATAAGAAAAGAGTTTGACAAAACTAAAGACGAAGATCGAGCTTTCGAACTTCTTTTTTTGGCTTTCAAATGGAATCTACCTCAATTCAATGAAATGATTGATGATTACGAATTACATGACTTTAAATGGTTTGTATCATGATGGCAATACTCACAATTCTAATAACCGGAGTACTATTCGGAATAGTAGCAACGCTTTCCTTCCTATGGTGGGCGGTAAAACAAAATAAAAAATAAATTCTAAAAATAGAGCAAAAATGAAAAATATTGAAATTAAAAAAATTGGGTTAATCAACTTTAAAGGTGTTAGAAATCTTGAAATTGACTTTGATAAAAGCACCAATATTTTTGGCGATAACGCAACTGGCAAAACAACAGTTTTCGACGCCTTTACTTGGTTGATGTTCGGAAAGGACTCTACCGACAGAAAGGATTTTGAGATTAAAACATTAGACAAAAACAATGTTGTAATTCCAAAAATTGAGCACGAAGTTTCGGCCATTATTATTGCAGATAACGAGCAAATTTCCATCAGAAGAATTTTAAAAGAAAATTGGGTTAAAAAAAGAGGATCATTAGAAAGTGAATTCGCTGGAAATGTAACCGAGTACTATTGGAACGAAGTGCCAATGCAACAAAAATCATTTCAAGAAAAAGTTAGTCAAATATTGGATGAATCAGTTTTTAAAATGATTACCAATCCACTTGCTTTTAACGCAATGAAATGGCAAGACAGAAGGTTGGCGCTTATTAAAATTGCGGGCGAAGTTTCAGACCACGAATTAGCATCTGGGAACTCCGAGTACGAAAAACTAATTGCACAATTGGTAAACGGCAAAACGCTTGAAGATTATCGAAAACAAATTCATGCTTCGATAAAAAAAGCGAAAGAAGATTTGAAATCTATACCAACTAGAATTGATGAAATTTCAAAATCAATGCCTGAAACTCTTGACTTCTTGAAATTAGCAGTTGAAGTAGAAAGCAAAGAAAATGAAGTTTCTAAACTAGACGCTGAAATTGCCGACAAATCAAAAGCATTCGACGCCGTATTAGAAGTCAACCAAGGCAAGAAAATCAAAGCTTCAAATTTAAAATCTGAAATTCAAGAAATTGAAAACAAAGCGAAGATTAAAGCCAAATCAGATGCAACTCCAGATAACTCTAATTTAGATGTTTTGCGTTCTAAATTAAATACAACTACTTCTAATTTAGGTACCGCAGAAAACGCAATCAAAACTTTAGAATCAAAAATTGCTACTTTGGAAAACGAGATTGTAAGCATTGATAAAAAAGTGATTGCAAAGCGTGAAGAATGGGCGGTTGAAAACGCAAAAGAATTGACCTTTGATGCTAATGATTTTCATTGTCCAACTTGCAAGCGTGAATTTGAAATAGGAGACGTTGAAGGTAAAAAAACTGAAATGCTTCAAGACTTTAAAAATCGAAAATTAACCAATCTTTCAGAAATTCAGAATCAAGGCAAAAAGATTTCAGAAGAAAAAACAACTACTCAAGCTGAAATTGATGCTTTGAAAGTTAGAATTGAAAACGGTAAAAATCAAATTGAAATTCTTAAAAACACTTCTGCGAATCAAAAAGAAGCATTGGATGTAGAATTATCAAAGTCAAATCTAAACCAGCCAAAAGACGAAGTTTTGATTTACGAATGTATTTTATCTCTTGACCAAAGCTACAAGTCAAAAAAACTAGAACTGATTGATGTTGAAGATACCATTGAGGAAATTCCAAAAGTGGACGTTTCAGATTTGAACACTCAAAAGCAAACTTTGAAAGCAGAAATTGATTCAATTAAAAATCAGTTGCAAACTGAAAATCAAATTATTTCTGTCAAAGCAAGGATAAAGGCTTTAGAAAATGAAGAAAGTACTTTGGCTCAACAAATTGCCAACGTAGAGAAAGAGCAGTTTGTAATCGAGAACTTCAACAAGCTTAAAATCGACACTTTGGAATCTCGAATCAATGAAAAATTCAAATTTGTAAAGTTTAGGATGTTCGAGAGTCAAATTAACGGTGGTGAGATTGAGTGTTGCGATGCTCTTATTGATGGCGTTCCTTTTTCCGACGCCAACACCGCCTCCAAAATTAATGCTGGATTAGACATCATTAACACGCTCTGCGAATTCTATCAAGTTAACGCACCCATCTTTATCGATAACCGAGAAAGCATTGTAAATGTAATTGACATCCAGTCGCAGATAATCAACTTGATTGTTTCGGAAGTAGATAAGAAATTAAGAGTAGTGTAATGAATTCCTACAACGTAAAAAGAAACTCCGATGGCTGGGTAGTGGAAAACTGCCCAATCATTCCTGGAGTAAAGATTGGATCATTTGATTGCACTGCAAACTGCAAAAACAATCATACTAGTAAAAATGAAATTCGGAAACATGGATTTGATATTCCGGAAATCATTTGTTTTAAAGGCGAATTATTGCCAAAAGAAAATCAACAATTAAAAATCGAAATACCATGAGTAAATATAGCAAAGCAAAAGTATTATGCCTATGTACGGGGTGCTTTTGTAGTAAAAGATACATTTCAAAACCACCAGTGATTCGGTGGTTTTTTTATTTTAAAACTTTAACACTCCGTTAACATTTTGGTACACTTTTGTACCGTATATTTGTACAAGAGTTAAGGAAGTGATTATCACGGCAAACTTAAATAACTAAAAATTATGAAAACTTTAAAATCAATAAAAGAAAATGTAAACGTAGAATTATTAGCTACTACATTCGCTTACGAAGATGTTTCAGCAAATGAAATTAGAAATATTGAAACAGAAGTTGTAGTTGCAATGTTAATCAAAAATAATTCAACTTGTACAACTAGTCAGGTTTCTTATTCAGTTTCAAACTATTCTTACGAAATTTCAAACATAGAAGTAATTAATTTATTAAGACAATTATATGTTTTGACTTCTAATAAATTTGTAAAAGATGTAATTTCAACAGTTGGAAGTACAAAGAGATATTCTCAAAAGCAAATTGACGTTATAATTTCTGAAATGGTAAAATTCGAAAATTTAGTAATCACATTTTAATAAATAAATATTATGAAAACATTAATTAGATTAGAAAACGGAATTGAAGTATCAAGAAAAGCAGGATACGCAAATACTACAAATGCGGAACACGCAGGATTGAGTTGGCTAAACGATTGCACAGTACACGCAGAAATCAGAAAAAACAGAACGGTAAAAGTTGTTTAATATGACTCCAAACGATAAAATAAACAACCTGACCGCTACATTAGGAATGTCAGGTAAAAGAGCAGCAGAAGTTATCGGAATGCCTTACAGTTCGTTTAGAAAACGGAAATCGATAAAACGAAATGAAGTATTTAGCGAAGAGAATTATCTCGCATTGTTAAAATTTACTTTAAATTTGCAGGTAAATTAAAAACTATTTTGTATATTTGTCATTCAATAATTGGTGGAGCATTTATTGAATTAAAGAAATTTTTAAAAAGCCTTACAGTGCGGAACTCCACTTCCAATCTGTAGGGCATTTTTTATACAATAAAGTTATGATTGGAATTTACAAAATTACTAGTCCATCAAAAAAAATTTACATAGGTCAAAGCGTAAATATTGAAAAGCGATTTAAGCAATATAAATTAGGAAACTGCAAACGCCAAAAAAAATTATACAATTCTTTTAAAAAATACGGCGCAGAAAACCACGTTTTTACTGTAATAATAGAATGTGAAATTATTGAGTTAAATGATAAAGAAAGATATTATCAAGATTTGTATTCTGTTTTAGAAATTACAGGGTTAAACTGTTTATTAACAAATGCAAGTGACAGAAGTGGCAAGCTATCAAAGGAAACTATTATAAAAATGAGTTTAGTTCAAAAAAATATATTTTTAATAAAAAGACCAATCGAAATAAATAAAAAACAAGGATTATCATTATCTAAAAATAAATCTAATAACGAAAGACTTCTTTTGTTTAATGAAAATCGTAAAGTAAAAATAGGAGTTTACGATTATGATACAGAAGTTTTACTGTCTAAATTTAACTCTATACGGGAGTGTGCAAGAATAATGAATATAGATAGAAAAAGCATTAGTTTGTCTTGTAAAAACATATATCCTTATGCTTATGGATTTATTTTTAAATATTTATAAATTATGATTCAATTACGACCATACCAGCAAGATTTATTAAATGAAATAAATGCAAACCAAAACAGAAAAATATTAGTTCAAGCAGCAACTGGGGCAGGCAAGACCGTAATTTTTACAACATTAGCAAAACAATATGTAGGACGTGTTTTGATACTTGTAGATAGCCGGGAGCTTGTAGGGCAAACAGCAAAACATTTTACAGATGCGTCTACTTTTGAAGCGAAAGACAAAGTATTTCCAAAGACAAAGATTGTAGTTTCGATGGTTCAAACCTTGAAAAGTAGATTAAAAAAAGATCATAATTTAATAGCTGATTTTGATTTGGTAATAATTGACGAATGCCATATTATTCAATATGAAATCCTTTTGCCTCTAATTAATTGCAAATTGTTAGGTTTTACAGCAACTCCAGTAAGTAATAGAAAAGATACATATTATTACAACCCAGAAGCGAAAGAGATGTTTAGAAAGACTTTTACTGATGCAATAGAATTTACAAAATACTTCGCTCTTTCTGAAATATTTGACGATATTATCGTAGGCATTCCAATTCAGCAACTAATAAGAGAAAATTATTTAGTTCCAGACGAAAATTATATAATTAAGATGGACGAAGAAAATTTTAAATTTGATAAATTTGGCGAGGTATCAAATGCAGATGAAGTTTTTGATGCAGATTATCAAATGGACGTTTTAGCAAATTATCAGCACTATTGCAAGGGCAAAAAAACAATGATTTTTGCGCAAAACACAACTTTAAATTTATTCCTTTACAATCAATTTGTTGATGCAGGAATTGAAAATTGCTTTATTTACGACAGCGTAAATGATACGAAATATAACAGAAGCGAGGTTGTGGAAAAATTCCGAAATACAAAAGGTGCAATCCTTTTTAACGTGGGAGTTTTTACAAAGGGTTTTGATGTAACTGATGTTGAGGTTATTATAGTTTCACGGCGTGTATCTTCTTTATCTTTATGGATTCAAATCGTAGGGCGTGGAAGCCGCACAACCGACAAACTTTTTAAAGATAAGTTCATCGTAATCGATGGAGGCAACAACATTGACCGATTAGGAAAATGGAGCGACAACTTTGACTGGAAAAAATTATTTTGGAGCAAAGACGACTACAAACCAAAAAAAGAAGCGCCAGAAGAAATGCTAAAAGAGTGTTATAATTGCGGGGAACTTATGCCAGAGCGTCAATGCGTTTGTAAATCCTGCGAACATAACAATTGTAAAATTAAAGACATTGTAGTTGAAACAGGCTTGGCAATTCAGATAAATACGGTCAATATTGATATAAAAAAGATAATTAGATATTCAGAAAATAAAGATAAGTTCTTTGCTTTAAAGGTTTTAAACGAGCAAATTTTCAGACTTTTTAAAAATGTTGATAAAGAACAGTTCCAACGTAACAAAATCGGAGGAGTTGAGCGTATCTTTACAACCCACTTAAAAACAGGTTATCTAGCAATTATTCGCTCCGACTTGAAAAGCAAAGCTAACCGAACGTATGCACAACAGAAAAAAATATTATTAACAAAACTTGAAAAAAAATACTTATGATAAACATTACAAACGAAGATAATATGGAGCTTATGGCTCGCTATCCTGACAATTATTTCGATTTGGCTATTTGCGATCCTCCTTATGGTTTAGGTATGGCAAAAGAAAAGCCAAGAAAAGACGGTAGGTTCGCTAATAACATACCTAAAGATTGGGACAACAATATACCCGATAAAAAATATTTTACGGAATTATTTAGAGTATCTAAAAATCAAATTATATGGGGTGGAAATTATTTTGGCTTACCACCTAATCAAAATTTTGTTTTTTGGTATAAACAAAACCCAGTAGAAAATTTTTCTGACGGAGAATACGCTTGGACTTCTTTTAAAAAACCTGCAAAATGTTTTGATTTTAGATATTACGGAAATTTATCTGGTAAAACCTCAGCACCAAAAAAAATTCATATTAGTCAAAAACCTATAGAGCTTTACGAATGGCTTTTAATGAACTATGCAAAAGAAAACCATAAGATTTTAGACACGCATTTAGGTTCTGGCTCAATTGCAATAGCTTGTCATAATCTTAAATTTGATTTAACCGCCTGTGAACTTGACAAGAATTACTACGAAGAAAGTTTAAAAAGATTACAACAGCATCAATCACAACTAACAATGTTTTAATTATGAAATTCTCAAAATACAAAAACCACAACGAAAAGGACAATATTACTATTGACTTCGAGAAATATGTTGAACTCGTAAAAAATGGCGACCATCAAAGTCTAATCTTTGAAGCTCGAGCCAACAAGTCAGATAAAAAAAAGTACACCGAAATAAAAAGTAAGTTGCCAGCCATTACTGGAAGCTGCACGATGAAACAAAATAGCCGTTCAGTTGCAAACATAGATACCTTAAACGGCTTAATTTTACTTGATATTGATTGCGATGTAAACACCGAGCTACGTAAAAGAATAGATGCAGACAGATATACTTTTAGCTCCAATCGTTCGGTATCAGGAACTGGACTTGTGGTATTTATTCGTATTAATCCAGATTTATTTTTAGAATCTTTTCACGCTTTGGGGCAGTATTATTCAGATACTTTTGACGTTGATATAGATGCCAGTTGCAAGGACAAAAGCAGGTTGAGGTATATTTCGTATGATATGGATATTTTTCACAACCAGAACGCTTCAACTTTTAAAGCTAAAAAAGCACCAGCAAAAAAAGCAAAAAAGGAAACTTTCTACTTTGCCAAAGACGATTTTAGTTTTATAATGGATCAAATCAAAAGCAAAAATATTAACCTTTGCCAGGACGATTATCAGAAGTTTTGTGAAATTGGTTTTGCAATTGGTTCGCATTTTGGAGCAGCAGGACTTTCTTATTTTAAAACAATTTGTCAAAATGGAACAAAGTACGAACCCAGCCGAATAGAAAGACAATATACTAAATTTTGCAAAGGTGGGACGGTTACTATTTCTACTTTCTACTTTCACGCC